GTTGTTCGACCCATTTCTTAGCCTCCTTAAAAAATAGTTTTGGATACGGGCGGACATGTGGTGTGGTTAACATCCAGATGGCTCCGCAATGGGCATCTGTTCTGGATACCCCCGCTACCCCGCAGATGTTTCCATCGGGGTTCTTGAAGGTTACAGCTGTCTCTGAATAGAAGACAGACAGGACTACGGTAAGTTCATGGTTGAAATGACCAAGACCAGTAAGTTCCTGTCTATCATCTTCTTGTAGATTAGCACCTACATACATGGCATCTAATCTGGTGGCAGGGTGGATCAGCGGTGATGTCATAATTAAAGAACTTGAATTCCTTTGTTGTTGTAGGTGCCTTCCCAGGTAACAGAAGTGAATGCTGTTGGGAATGGTGCGTCCGCAATCAAGCTAAAGTTAAATTGATTACCCTTAGCGAGAATAGGCACAGTGCTTTCAGCATTCCGAATAATGGGAATGTTATCAGCAAGGTAATAGTTGGCATTAATCTGTGGAAGACTCAGGGAAAAGTCATCACGACCTTCCGAAACAACAAGAGCCCGGTAAGGACCAGAGTTGTAACTGTTAATCCTGAGTCGATTAATGCGTGGTACATTAACAGTATCTTTATTACCTTCACCCTTTACAAAGTAGAACGCAGGTAATTCAGCCGTAGCTTCATACTTGTATCCAATGGCAAACTTAGAAGTGGTTTGATTGCCATCAACTACTAAGTAGTACTTCTCGCCTGTTGGAGCACTAGCATCGTATTGAAGTGTCTGTTCTTCAAAGGCACCAGCAATGGCTGGATTAAGATACATCAGAACTGCTTGTTCCTCTGTGTTTTCAAACCCATCCTTAAAGCAGACACGTGTGGTATCGGTGGCTGATTTATAAACAAGAGTAGGATTGTAATCAAAGTAATCAAGCCTTACGTCAAGATACTGACCCTCAAAGAGAAGCGATTGACTTGGAGTCTCTGTCAATAAGGACACGGTATTGAGAACGTAGTTGCTGCCTTGTTTGGTAACAACATACATGATGTCCTGATCAAAGTCAAAACTTTCAACAGTACCAGGAAGAACCCAACGGAACCAAGCTGAGATTCTATTTTCTCCAGCATTAAAGAAACGATAGAGGTAAATAGACTTTAGGTCTTGCTTGCTAAGAATAGCAAAAGTATTTGCTGATTGAGAAGTCTTTAAGTTATTGACCGCAGCTGGAATATAATAAGGAATAGGTTTGGTTAGTTCTTGTACGATTGGTTTACCTCCAACATTATCTCCAATATTCATTTCATAAATAGCCGTAGCTTTATCTCCTTCTTCAAGGAAAATATAACTAGGACCAATATCAATTGGAGAAATATTATCAGATAAACTAAAGGCAGATAAAAGGTTAATTTCAGCTGTCTTTGGAGCAAACGCTTCAGTAGTGGTTTCTAATATGTATTGAGCATTATCACCAAACAAGAGAAGACCCCTAGGTACTGGCAATAAATACTTAAACCGAATAGGTTTTAAACTACTGGCACTAATGTCAATAGGGTCGCTATCAATAAGAGTAATAACTGTACTAGCAAAGAAATTAAAATAATCTCCTGCTTGTGAGCAGATGGCGTTTTGACGAGACGTAAAGATAATTCGGTTCTTAAAGAACGAGATACCATCAATTGTATGATCTACAAAAGAAGGCATTGGATTGGTGTCGGCTGCCCCAACTGACCTCGGCTTCCAATACTCAAGACGAACGTCATCACCCTCTAGGTTTTGAGTGTTAACAGTTTCAATTCTAAAGGAATCTCCATTAGCATTAGATACTGTATTTAATGCCGTATAACCTTGTCCTGCTTGAACAATGCTAATAGCATCAATAACTCCGTTCGTTACTTGTGTTGATGTAATGCCAGCCCGCAGTTCATTACCAATGCTTTGAAAATCACCATTGCGGGTATAGAGAATATCACCAACAACTAACCTATCTTGGGTTCCAGTTCCGATTTTATTTCCAGCAAAATACCATTCATATGTGTAACCGACAAGAACGGTCCTAGTAACTTGAGGCTGGCGAATTGTTTCATATCTAGCTATTTGCTTGACATGGCTACTAGAATTAGCAGCATAACTATTGGCAACAGTAACAGTCTTTACCTTATCGACACGAAGTCTAAGGTTTTTACCAGTACCGCCAGTTGGGGCAAATTCCTCTCCAACAACGTGGCCTCCACTTACCGCAGAGGTGATACTCATCGAGGTTGGAATACCAGTAACTGCGGATGTACCAGCACTAGCAATAGCAGATGCTTCGTCTAACTGCCGATAGGTAAAGGTACCATTAGCTTCCCGAATAACAACGTGAGGAAGGGTTGTGGTGTCCATGCCAAGGACAGTAGAAGGGGCAATGGTTTCTTCCCAATGACCCACACCACTTGTCTGTCCAGTTGTTGAAGGAACAAATACTACCCAATAATCATCACTGTTGCTTTCAGCCGTACCCTCAACTTTAATACGACGATCCGAAAAAAATTCACGCGGTAGTTGAGAAACGGAAGTAACAATCTCTTTAAATGCTTCAACAGCATTACCAGCCGTACCACCGGTAGCCTTGAGGGAAAAGTCGGCATTATTGGCACGACGAATAAAAATAGTATTACCAATGCCAGAGGCTACATAGTTGGCATTGCCATTGATGGAATTGACAAGAGCAGTGATAATGGTTTGAACACTATTCTGATTGCTACCACTAGCATTATTTGGAGTTGTATGGCTAAAAGTATTGCCATCAATAGTAATAATATAATCAGTATTGAAGGCAACGGTATTAATGTTTACAAAACCAAATGGATTATAAGATGAACTTGCTGAGGCACTTTGTTTTACAACAACCTTTCGATTAAGAACAAAGATATAGTCATTAATCTGAAGGGTAGCAAGATCATCAAAATTAGTATGGGTTGCATATGTAACGGATTCAGCAGCAACACTATTTACTGTTTGTTGAAGACCACTGTTGGCATCCCATACCTTAAGAGCACCTGCCTTACTAAACTGAAAGATGTACTTCTCTTTATCATCTCGAAAGATGTGGAACCAAGTACCGTCTGCTACAGCATTAGCAAGTTTGCCTTTGGCTTGAAGGCCCGGACGTTTAGCAAGACCTGCTGTAAAATCAGGATAATAATTATCGCAAGAACGAAGTTGATTAGAGTATTTAATGGTGTCTGGTTGTTGCGATACACCACCAACCAGATTAGCAAGTTTCTGAGAGATGGCTGCCATTATCGTGCGATAGTACGGAACGGGGTATAAGAGATGTAAAAGTTCTGACCGGTCTCAACACCAAAGATATTGACGGCAGAGGTATCAGTATCATAGGCGATACAGTTGGCCCGTAGGATGCCTTCGTCTTGTTGATTGAACTGGAACATCTCCTTGGATCCTACCACACTTCCAGCAAAGACACGGGCAGCGCGTTGGGTAATGTAATCCTGAAAGACCTGAGGAAGGTCCTCAAAGCCAAACAACCACACCACATCACACAGGATTGGATCGGTTGTGGGGAAAATATAGGTATGAGCAATCTTGTCGTAGAGTTTGCCACTACGAATTACGGTCTGGTATTGTTGTACGTTCGAATTCTTATTGTCTGAGATCTGAAGAACATTATCAGGAATAGTAATGGTTCCATCAATATCAGGAGTAAACGGGTAGTTAATCTCCGTATTGAAATGCCATCCTTCTCCTTGAACTTCTCGGTTAACAGAATCAAGAATTGAAAGTGCTGTGGCAATCTCTGGGTTAGCGATGTCGAGCGACACCACTGGTGCCTGCCCGATACCCGTTAGCATCTGGTTAATAGCTTGGAGTTGGGTTGTCATTGTTCGGACAGGTAAGAAAAAAGGGCCACCCGAAGGCAGCCCATCATAGCAAATAAAAATGGATCAGGTGTTACGGAAGGCACCGGCAACGCCGACGCGCACGGCACCGCAACCATAAGCCAGACGGCCCACGATCACGTCACCCTGATAGATCACTTTGGTGTCAGCACCAGTGGTCTGAACGCTGGGGCCAATGGCCTCAACAACGCCAGCAGCGTCACGGTGGAAGATCAAACCGCAGCTGTTGGTGAAGTCGGTAGCAATACCGTAGGTGTTGTTCTCACCGGTAACGGCAGCAGCGTCAATAGCAGCGCCAGAAGCCGAACCATACTTCCCAAGGAAAGGGATGTTGTTGGACTTCTTGATCTTGATACCAGCAATTTCGAACAGGCCATCGCCAGTGTTCATAGAACCCTGGGTGTTGCCATACTCACGATAGAGGATGTTGGTGTCGACCTGAGAGATCAGGGCGTAGTACTGACGGGGGCTCAGAACGGCAACGCGACCATCCTTAGGAGCAGCCACTTCGTCAAGACGGGCAGCAGCTTCGAAGAAGCCGTCAACCAGGGCTTGAGCATCATACTCTTTGTTGGCGCCGAGGTTAATTTGGAAACCACCGGGCTCGCCGGTCACAGCAGCCGAAGCAGAAGAGGCTTTGTCCAGAACGCGGAAGATACGGCGATCATAGAATTCAGCCAGGCTTTGACCGATCTGACGGGCAATAGGACCACGAATGTCATACTGGCTCATGATCTCGTCAAGGTTATCGACGAAAGCAGATGCGACCAGCAGGTCATCCAAGTTGATGGTGGTCTCGGCTGCCGGGGGGTTGCCCGAACCAAGAATCGCCACGCCAGGCGTACGATAGCCAGCGCTGATGCGACCGGTGTGGATGAATTGGGCCTGTTTGCCACCACGCAGGGTCCGGTTCATGACCAGATCTTTAGCGATGGTGCTGTTACGGAAAGCCTCATAGACTTCGCCCGTGAACAGCTTGAGGAAGAGGTTAGTACGCTGAGCGTAAGTAGGAGAAGCACCGCCTGCTTTATTGGCGGCGCCAAGATAAGTTACTGAAGCAGTCATTGTTTTTGGGAATGAAAAAAGTTAATCAGTTCCCTTCTAGAAGGAGTTGTTGCGCAAATAATATTCAGTTTTTATAAGCAGTAGATGTGTTGTATTGGGTGTCCACCGCAGCGGGCCAATACTCCAACCGGTTGGTTTTTTAATGAGGTATCCTTCCTCAATAGAAAAGGGGGTCCGACTCTGAGGTGCCCCCAATCAATAAATAAAGTGTTAACTAAGTCGGGTTACTTTGACTTGGCCAACTCCAGAGCCAGTGAGACCGATGACATCAGCCGCACCTTTACTGAGATCTAATGACCTTCCATGAATGTAAGGACCTCGATCATTTACACGAACCACGGCACACCGTTTGAAGCAAACCCGTAGGCGTGTTCCAAAAGGTAGTGTCTTGTGTGCGGCAGTAAGAGCGTGTTGATTGAATCGTTCACCATTAGCAGTTGGATTACCCTGAAAACCAGGACCATACCAAGAACTAATGACGGATAGAGTAGTTAGCAAAGAAAACATGATGAAATTGCAAAGAACTTTAATATTGCTTACAGCGCGTCTTAGGTAAAGGTGGCCTGTCATCCCGACGGTCACCAGTTTATTCTACATCAAGTTACCAGTTTATGCTACATCAAGTCGCCTGATGCGGCAAGCTTCTGTTCGATGTCATACCGATAAGCAGGGTCGTTACGGTAGCGTGGATCACTGATAGCATTGGCCAACTCCGCATTAGAGCGGAACCCCTTAACGGTACTCTTTGGAGCACGACCAGAGATCTGTTGACCTTCGAAACCAACCGAATCCTTATACCGTTGATTCAAAGCCTGAACGGCAAAGAAAATAGCATCCTTGTTACCACTGTTAACAACGTTGTCGTAAGCAGCAACTTCCTCTGGCTTGAGATTATCGGCAGCCCAGGCAAGAGTATCGTTGTAAGCATCCTGTCCACCCACAGAATCAACAATAGTCTTGGCAGCATCATCCGAAAGGGGTTGTGCTTGAACTACTGGGTTGTTCTTTTGGAGTTCTAGGTATGCTTCAATGAGTTCCTCAGAAGGCATTTCCTTAAGCTTCTGGATTGTCTCCGGCTTAAGTTCATTATCATTGGAGTAATACTCTTCTGATGCTTCCTTTAAAAAGTCCACCCGCTTTGAGATGGGGGACTGAACTTCCTCCTCCTCAGGGGCAGAGTCATCAGGGGCAGAGTCATCCTCCACATCACCTTCTTCCTTCTGCCCTAGTTTCTTCTGTAGTTCTAGGTAAGCCTTCTCAAGATCCTCTGCTGATTTAAACTTACCAGCATATTGAGAATGATCTTGGGCTTCAAGTTCACTACGACGATACTGCTCAAGAGCATCAGCTTCTTGTTTATCGGTTAGATTGCTTCCTACTTCCAGAAGGCGTTGCTCTTCGGTTGCCCGAGCAGCAGTCACATCTGGATCAGTCGCATCAAAAACAATTTCAGACATGGTTTAGTGAATAACAATGGAAACTTTACCAACACCAGGAGATGTAACCTTGACATCACCATACTTAAACTGTTCCTTAGGGACAATTACAGTAGGCTCTTCAATTGCTTCCTCTTTATTGTTGAGGGGCTGGGGGTTGTTGGGTTGCTTGCGCGGTTGCGTTGACGACATTTTGGAGTGCTTCGAGTGAGCCAGGGTTTTTATCAGGATCCATCATAGGAGCTTTAGCAAGTTGCCCTGCTTGTCCCATGAGGGAAGTAGTCATATTCATTTGTTGCATTTGCTGCTTCTCTTGCTGACGCTGATCGGCAGTCTTAACTAGCTTCAGTGTGTCGATACCTTGGGCAGCAGCAAGACGCTTGACTGCTTCTTCGGGGTCGATATACTGAGCCATTGCTTCGGGACCAAGGGCTTGAGAGATCGTTTGAAGGAACATCATGAGAGACTCACGGTCCTGTCCACGACCAATGCCCTCTAGGCCAGCAATGATGGTTGGGAATACAATTCCCTTTGGTAGTTGAGGTAGTTCTTTCGAACGTTGAAGGGTAAAGAGTTTCCGTTGGAGGTACGGGCGAACCAACTCAGTAGTTAGGTTACCATAGATTCCACCAAGTTGCTCGTTGAGTTCCTGCTGGGTAGCACGAATCTCTTCAGCAGTGGTCCGCTCACTTTGACGAACGGTCATAATGAGGAACGCTTCCGAAAGTCGCTGCGTCAGGGACTGGATCATTTGGTAAGCAGAAGAGAAATCTGCTTGCTTGCTTACTTGAACAGCAGTTACATCCTCAGCACGACCCTGGATGATAGCTCCATTGCCAGCCTTAGCCAGCGTAGAAGGCTTCACAGTAGCGGCGGGACTTACGAGGAATACCACTTTAGCAGCAGCAGCCGAACCCTCCACCATGGCTTGCATGAGGCCCTCAAGGGACTTCAGATCGCCAAGGAACTCTTCAATACGTCCACGTCCATAGTCTTCCCCATCAACCACATTGAAGCGGAGAGGAAGCCAAGGTGTTGTGGTCTTGGGCGCTTTGCCAAAGGAGTCAGGAAGAATCTTCCCATCTACTTCTTGACGCCAACGCCATTGTCCATCCTTGAGCTTAGCCCAAGTATAAACAGCAGCCTCACCTTCACCAACAGTAACATCAGTACTTGGAGCACTGGTATTGTCAGCTACATCATTTACATTCCGCGCTTGTTCCGTTTGGAATTCAGGCGGAAGAAATTGACGATCAATAGATTCAACAGTAACGACTTCGGTGGGATTACCCTCTCCATCACGGACGACCACAAAACGGTCAAGAGGATAAAGTTTAACACCACTTGAACCCATGTAAATCAGGACATTGCCTGTCACGATCACGTGCTTCATTGCCTGGTGGAGGATAACTCGATCCTGTGACTCGGCAA